CAGGGCTTATTATAGTAGTTTGACCGCTGAGGAGTTTTTAAACCAACATAAGAGGGCTTTTCCCTATGAGTAGATGCAAAGCATGTAATGTGATTATGAACGAATACGAGCTAAAACGAATCGACAGGATGACAGGGGACTATTCGGAACTGTGCACAGACTGTTTGACAGCCTCAATAGAGGCGGAGTTTGACGTACCGTATCCCGATCAGATCGACAACCCGTTTGACTTTTTAACGATGGAGGGCTAAACAATGGCGACAAAATGGACCAAAGACCAACCCGCTGTATTAGGGGGGGATGATCCGATTGACAATGACGCAGAGATTTTAATTTATGCCGATCAGAATTTTGTGGACGATCACTCTGTAAAACAACTAGCACGACTTGCTTTTTGTAACGAGATGGACATAAGCGAGGAGTTTATTAAAAAGATTATGAATATAGCTGAGGAGTTGAGAGGGGTTTACAGGACATTTCCAGATGGTTACGTACACGTTCAAGTAAGGTTTAATTTAAATTATTGTAATATGTTTTAGAGGTATTCATGAAAAAAATAGTGGGTATAACTTTTAATGATTGATGTTATACCCCTTTTCATGTTATACTATACTTATGTATTAAAGAAAAATTTTTAATATATAATTATAGTATCAACCAAACGATCCTTAAGTATACATAGGGTCACACAACCAACGATAGAGGAAAATAGTATGTCAGTATTAGAAGGTTTATTAGCGTTTGAGAATCTTGATGAGCATGAAATGTATCAGGGCCAATCAACTGGTAAATTCTCCGTGGTGTTGTCATTAGATGATGAGACAGCGGGTGATCTGTCAGCCAAAGGCGTTAAGATGCGCGAGTATGAAGGTGTCAAACAGAGAAAGTTCAGCACTAAGTACGATGTCCCTGTATTGGATGCGGACGGTCAGCCATTCAAAGGCCGCATTGGTAGAGGCTCAAAAGTTCGTGTCCTGTACGCTGAAGGTCAGGAACATCCCGTGCACGGTGTCTCCACTTACCTTAATAAGGTCAAGGTGTTGGAGGTTGCTGAGAACACTGGTGGCGGGGACTTCTAGCTGTGGGTTCTAAGTTTGTCCGACATGAGCCATGCCCTAAGTGTGGCTCACAGGATAACTTGGCTAGGTACTCCGATGGTCACGCCGTCTGTTTTTCAGGCGGCTGTAACCACTACGAGAAAGCCACTGGTCAGGTTAGCAACATCACACCAATCAGAGCGAGGTCATTGGAAATGACAGGAGTAGTAGCGGCAATCCCTGACAGGCGTATTAGTCAAACCGTATCACAAAAATATAATGTGACGGTTGAGTACAACGCGCAGGGGCAAATTGTCAAACATCATTATCCATACCACGATAAGGACTCAGGCTCCCCGATAGGGACTAAAGTTCGCATTGTGGATAACAAAAGTTTTTATTCTACAGGAGAGTTTAATAATGTTGGGTTGTTCGGTCAACATGCGTTCAAGGGTGGCGGTAAATACGTTACGATCACAGAGGGCGAGACAGACGCACTTGCAGTTCACGAAATGTTTGACGGGAAATGGCCCGTTGTCTCCATTAGAAGTGGCGCAACTGGAGCATCAAAAGACATTAAAGAAAACCTAGAGTGGTTGGAGTCCTTTGAGAATGTTGTGATCTGCTTTGATAATGACAAAGCGGGACAGGAGGCGGCTAAGTCAGTCCTTGATTTATTCACCCCTAACAAGGCTAAGAATGTCACTCTGCCTATGAAGGACGCAGGGGACATGCTCAAAGCCAATAAGGTACAGGCGTTTGTGCGTGAGTGGTGGAACGCAAAGACTTATCAACCGGATGGCATAGTGTCAGGTAGTGATACTTGGGACATGATAATGGAACAGGCTGATGTTAAGTCCATCCTGTATCCTTGGGGCTGTCTTAATGAGATGACCCACGGGTTCCGAAGGAAGGAGCTAGTCACCATTACGTCAGGCTCAGGTATGGGTAAGTCTCAGATTGTCAGGGAGCTTGAGCATTATTTGCTTGGCGCTACGGATGACAACATAGGCATCCTAGCGTTGGAGGAGGACATCCCGAAGACAGCCTTGGGTATCATGTCCATAGAGGCTAATAAGCTGTTACATTTGGATAAGACCGTTACCAAGGAAGAGAAGAGAGGCTATTGGGACAGGACGTTAGGATCAGGACGTATCTTCATGTTTGATCATTGGGGTTCAACTAGCGAGGACAATCTCTTAGGCCGCATACGTTACATGGCTAAGGGTTTGGACTGCAAGTGGATCATCTTGGATCACCTCAGCATTGTGGTCAGTGATCAGGATACCGGAGATGAGCGTAAGGCAATAGACAGCATCATGACTAACCTTAGAAAGCTAGTACAGGAGACAGGTGTAGGGCTATTCCTAGTATCACACTTGCGTAGACCTAGCGGATCAAAAGCTCATGAGGATGGCGGTAAGATTAGCCTGGGGGAACTCAGAGGTTCGGCGGCAATCGCGCAACTTAGCGACATTGTTATTGGACTTGAGCGAGATCAACAACACAAAGACCCTGAGACACGGAACACCACAACTGTTCGTGTACTCAAGAATAGGTTTGTTGGACTCACTGGCCCTGCTTGCTATCTTTACTATGACAAAGAGTCAGGACGTATGATAGAAACTAATTGTCCAATGGGTGAGGAGTCAGAGTTTTAATGGATAAGTTTGTACTTGACATAGAAGCCGATGGTTTCAATCCGACTAAAGTATTCTGTATTTGCATTAAGGATTTACAGCGGAAGAACATATACTCTATTCACCAGAATGGTGTCAACATGGGTAGGTTTCAGATGTGGTTGGAGGATCAGGGAGAGTGCGAACTAATTGGTCACAATCTTATAGGGTATGATATACCTGTGCTACAAAGATTATTGGGCGCTGACTTTAGCAAATGTAAAATAACTGATACATTGGTACTGTCTCGTTTAGCGGACCCTTCTAGAGAGGGAGGACACTCCTTAGAAAATTGGGGACGTATCTTGAATCAACCTAAAGGGGAACATCATGATTTTACTGTATATTCAAGAGAAATGGTGGATTACTGTGTACAGGATGTTGAAGTTAATACGTTGGTGTACGAAAGATTACTTCTTGATCTTAGAGATTTTAAGCCTGAATGCATATCTCTTGAGCATCACGTACAAAATATTATTACAAAGCAAATTAAAACGGGGTGGCTCTTGGATCAAGAGAAATCCTACAACTTACTAGCTAGACTAAAGGAGAAGAAGAATGACCTTGAAGACGAAGTGCATAAGGCTTTCAAACCGTTACCGACATTTATCAAACAGATTACCCCGAAGATTAAGAAAGACGGTACGCTTTCTATTGTTGGGCTTAAATTTCTGGGTGAGCAATGGCAAACGGCAGTAGCACCTTTTAGCCGCATAGACTTCCCTATCTTTAATCTAGGGTCACGACAGCAGATAGGTAGACACCTTCAGTATTACGGGTGGAGACCAACCAAGTTCACTGAGACAGGACAAGCCATCGTTGATGAGGCAGTGCTGAGTACAGTGAAGGGGATACCACAGGCCGCGTTGATTGCTGAGTATCTAATGATACAAAAGCGAGTAGCTCAGGTACAGAGTTGGTTGGAGGCTGTTGAGGATGACGGACGGGTACATGGCTACGTTAATCCAAACGGGGCTGTGACAGGACGTATGACTCACTCTAGTCCTAACATGGGACAGATTCCGGCAGTATACTCTCCTTATGGTAAAGAGTGTCGGGATGTGTGGATTGTGCCGGAGGGTTACAAATTGGTAGGTATGGACGCAAGTGGTCTTGAGTTACGTATGCTTGCACATTACATGAACGATGAGGGATATACAAATGAAATTCTCACAGGAGATATTCACACGGCAAATCAGTTGGCTAGCGGCCTTGAAACTAGAGATCAGGCAAAGACTTTCATCTACGCTTTCCTGTATGGGGCAGGAGATTCCAAAATCGGAAGTATCGTTGGAGGATCTAGAGAGGATGGTAAGAGACTTAAGGAAAAGTTCCTCAGAAATACGCCTTCTCTTGGAAGACTACGAGAACGAGTTAGCGTGGCGGCAGGAAGAGGTTATGTTTATGGCTTGGATGGAAGAAGGGTCCATGTACGGTCAGAACACGCGGCTCTAAATACGCTGTTGCAATCAGCAGGTGCTATTGTCATGAAGAAAGCTCTAGCCTTGTTGGATCAGTATGCAACCAAATGGAAGATTGATTATAACTTTATAGGAAACATACACGATGAAATCCAGACAGAGGTCAGAGAAGAGAAAGCAGAGGTTTTCGGAGGACTCGCTACTAGCTGTGTCGAAGCCGCAGGACTCCACTTCAAGCTCAACTGCCCGCTTGCAGGGGAGTTTAAAGTTGGAAATAGTTGGGCAGACACGCATTAATCCTAAAACTAATAAGCCTTGGTATTACAAAGATAATCCAGACGCTGTTAAGGCTCGTGATGCAAAACGTATGTGGGTTAATGGTAAGGAAATAAAGAAGACTCACCCGTTGTACAAAGCAGGAAGGTACAAAGGGTTTGAAGAGGCGGCGTTTAGCTCCTTGGAAAACTATGAGGCAAACCCACAGGGAGAAGTTTACGTTATCTATAACAAAGCTTGGCCTGAATGGGTAAAGGTTGGGATGGCTGTAGACTCAACTGACAGGCTAAAGAACTATCAAACGTCCTCACCTTTTAGGGACTATGTTTTACTGTACTCCTATGAAGTAAAGGACAGGAGAGTTGCGGAGTCAGCGGCTCATGAAAGATTAGCAAAAGAGTGTGACAATATTAATGAATGGTTTAAATTACCTCACGCTGTAGCTAATGAACTTATATTGGAAGTGATCCATGAACACTGATAAAACAACTGATAATCTAGTTTCGGATATTTACAAGATGATGGTTAGCAAGGATGCTGACCCGTCCGTAGATGTTGAGGCAGAGATTGAGAAGTTTGGGGAAGGTGTCAAGGCTCTTATGCGTACAGAGTTTGGCAGGGAGAAGCGAAAGGATAACCGTAAGCTCCGCCTGTCAAACATTGGTCGTACTGACAAGTACCTTTGGAATCATGTCAACGGTACTGAGGGAGAAACCATTGCACCTCACACTTATGTCAAGTTTATGTACGGACATTTGATTGAGGAGATGTTGTTGTTCCTCACGCGCATGGCGGGACACTCAGTCACCGATGAGCAGAAAGTATGCAAGGTGGAGGGCGTATTGGGCCACATGGATTGCAAAATAGACGGTATTGTGACCGATGTTAAGTCTGCCAGTAGTTTTGGATTTAAGAAGTTTAGGGACGGAACGCTAGCTTTTGATGATCCTTTTGGATACATTGACCAGATAAAAGCCTACGCTCATTCCTGCGGGGATC